TCCAGCGTCCGCCGTGGTCAGCAGTGACCCGGCATTGAAGCCCAGCGGCGCCTTGCTCGTCGTGCCGGCGGCCAGTTCCAACAGGTCCAGCCCGGTCGGGACGATGCCGATGCCGACGTTGCCGTTCTCATCTTCATACACCGCCTGTCCGGCCGGGTACGTCACGAACACTTCAGCGCCGGCGGCGACCGTGATCTTCGCGCCAGACGCCGACGACGACAGGACCGTATCACGCGACAGCGTGGTCCCGCTGGTAGTGTACGTGCCGATTCCGACCTCCCAGTCGGTGCCGCTGGTGATCGCGTAATACGTTCTGTTGCCGTTGCCGACCGCCGCGAACGACTGGAACCCGGCAACCGCACCCGCCAGCGTCAGCGTGCCGGTGCCGGTCGTGTTCGTCGTTTCCTTAACCCGGTCGGCCAGTACCAGCGCCATGGCTTAATGCGTCCCCGCCGCGCAATACGTCGGCTGCTCCCACCGGTCCTTCGGCAGCGTCCCGGCCGCGGACTTGATGCCGTTAGGCAGCCACTGCAGGTTCGACACCGCATCGCAACCGCCACAGATCAGCGGGATGACGTGGTCGATGGCCCAGCCCGGACAGGCTCCGGTCGACTTGCCGGTGACCGGGCAGGGATGCGCTTTGCGGAACGCCGACAGCACCGAGCTGCTGCGCTTGATGGTGCCGTCCGCCTCGCGGACCGGCGCCGCCGCGCAGTACCGAAGCTCGGTCAGCGGCGGCAGTTGCGCCGCCGCCAGCACCGGCAGCAGGACCAGCGACAGGAAGATGCGCCGCGCCATGGATCAGGTGTCGATCTGGAACGTCAGCGCGTTGGCCGCGAACGACGGCGCAGGGTCGCCGTTGTTTACCGTCTTGGACGCCGTCAGCGCCGCATAGGCCAGCAGGTTGCCACCCGACGCGGCGTCATAGATGCCCACGTGCGTGATGGTGCCCCATGCAGCGGATGGCACGCCGAAGGTGATCGCCGACACGTTGCTGGTCGTGCCGTTCGTGCCGGACGACACCGAACCACCCGTGTTCACCGACGTGCCGGCCCAGTTGGCCAGCGACGCAGCCACGCCCACGCGCGCGTAGTTCGTCGCCGACGTCGACACTTCCGTGCCGCCGCCCGTGTCGCTCGGCGCCGCGGTCAGCAGGCCGACGTATGGCGTGGCCGGCGGCGTGTACGTCTGGCCGCGGAACAGCCAGTCGATCAGCTTGTTTTCGAGGTAATCGGTCATCGCGGCCATGTGCTACTCCTGCTCGGCGTCGGCACTGTCGGCCGGCGCAGTCTGTTGTGATTCCTGCCCGGCCGCGGCACCCGCCGCCGGGTCCGTCTGGCCCGACCCGGCCGCATCAACCTGCGCCGGGTTCGTGTCGAACATCAGGCCGGCCTCGGTCGCCATCTCGACTTCACGCTGCCGCTGTTCGATCAGTTCCTCGTAGTCGCCGCCGGTCTGCGCGATGACGTCGCTGGCCGTCATAAATCCACACCGCACGGCTTCCTTGTACGCCTGCACCTCGCGCGCCGGGTCGACCCACGACCAGCCGCGCGGCATCCATCGGACGGCCCGGTACGGCCGCGGGTTGATCTCATACCCCGGCAGCGCCACAGCGTTCGCCAGCGCGGCCATGTCCAGCCACGCCTCGAATACCCGCTGGTGGAAGTTCTCGATGATCCACGACTGCAGCACACGGTAATGGTCGCGGTCATCTAGCAGTGCCAGACGGCTGCTGCTGTAGTTGGACTGACTGTAATCCTTCGACAGCGTCTCATACGAAACGCCGACGCCGGCGGCAGTCGCGCGCAGCTGGGCACGCATGAACGGGTCGAACGTGCCGCCCGGCCGTGACGGCGTAAACGGCGTGAACTTCTCGCCCGGCCCTAGTGCTTCGATCTTGCCCGGCGAAAAGTCGGTGACGCGCTGGCCGTCTACTACGCCGTCCGCCTGCAGTTCGCCGTCCGGCGTTTCGATGAAGCCCATGATCGCCGACGACGCACGCGCGGCGATGACCTCGGCTTCCTCGAATCCGGCGACGTGGTGCAGCCGCTTCAGCGCCGACGCGAACCACGGAATGCCGCGCGTCTGGCCCGGCCGGTCGGCGACGAACAGGTGGATGACCTCGTCAGCCGGCACACGTTCGTATGCGCTCGCGTTGTTCGTCTGGAACAGGTAGTCGCCGGGATGATTCCGATAGAACCAATACGCGACCGGCCGCTGCCACTTGTCCTTCTCGACGCCCATGCGGATGATGCCGCCGTCCTCTAGCGTAAGGTTGCGGTCGTCCACCAGCAGGTCGGCTTCGATGATTTCCAGCGCCAGCGGCACCGGCGACGTGCCGAACGGCTTCCGCACCAGACGCACGAACACTTCGCCGTTCTCGGCGCAGCTGGTCACCAGCAGCCGTTCTATGTCCTGAAACGACAGCACGCCGGCCGTGTGACAGTTGCGCGCCTGCTTCCACTCGCACCACGCTTCCTCGATGGCCTCGTTTAGGTCCTCGTTCAGCGTCTTGCCGTTGCGGCTCCGCTGCATCTTGACCTGCGCCTGCATACAGACGCCCTGTCCGATGACGTTGTTTCGGATCGCGCGCAGCGCGTTGCGGACGAAGTCGTTATCCCGTGCCAGCTGGCGCGTGCGATACCGCAGCTGCCGCAGGCTGGAATACGTCTCGCTGTCCTGCGACGTGCCCGTCGCCAGCCAGTCCGCGGTCAGTCGGTTGAACTGCGCGCCGGCATACATGCGGCCAGCCTTCGCCGGCTTGGATTTTCCGAACGGCCACCACTTCGCCATCAGTTGAACCTCACGAACACAGCGCGCGGATTGCCAAGGCCCTGCGCGATAGTCTGCGCCTGACGCTCGCGCGTCACGATCATCTTGTATCGGGACTGCAGTTCGATCAGGTCCTTCATCGGCGTCTTACGCAGCGACCGGTTGCCGATGGTGTATTCCTCGGCCATGCCGCCGGTCAGACGCGCGTGGATTTCGGCGTCGATTGCAGCCAGCGCCACTTCGGCTTCCGTGCGACCGTCATAGGTGGCCGTATTCGACAGGCCGGCAAGGTCCTGCATGACCGTCAGCGTGCCGGTGCCCAGCGTCAGACGCTGGCCCGACTTCGACACGCTGGCCTGCCAGTAATACTTTCCGGGCGGCAAGGTGGCGGACTGTGCCGCCGTGATGGTCGTCGTCCAGCCGGTGCCGTTGGCCGTTGCGGTCACCGTCAGCTGTTTGGTGTTCCGCAGGTAGTACGTCAGCGTCCAGTCGGACGCGATGGAATTGCCCAGCGTGTCATGCGTCGCGTCGTCGTTCCACGTGACGGTATCGCCGCTGATGATTTCACTAGGAATCCGCATGCTTACCACGACGTCGTGAAGTTGGACCGCTGCTGCCGGATTATAGGTCGCGCCTTCGGTTGCGACAATGCAGCCGCTTTATCCTCCGGCGTCCCGCTTTTTACTTTTAACGCTCTTTCCATCTGTTCCCATATCGTGCGCCTGTTAAATCGCATGTACAGCGACTGCAGCGCAGCGTAGGCATAGACGGCGCAGTCCAGCGCCTCGTTGCGCGCGCCGGACTTTTTCGTCCACTCACGCACCGGGAAGCCCTTCACGTACTTGGTCACCAGCTTTTCCGCGGTCAGCTGTTCGTAGAACTCCGCCGGCAGTTCGGCGTGGAAATGCACGTACCCCGGCCCCGGCTCGTTGTGCTTCAGCCGCGAGTAAATCACGGACTTGATGGTATCGACGCCGACCGGCCAGACCTCGGCCGATGCTTTCAGCACCTTGCCGCGCCAGTTGATATCCACCCGCGACGGCTTGCTGATCGCAGGCTTGCCGCGCTGGGACTGGCCCTTGATCGCCATCACATGCTTGCCGCGTCGCTCGCGCGCGTAGGCATACACGTCATGGGTATGGTGACCGCCGCTGTCGACGCAGGCCGCGGCGATGGTAAGCGGCTCGGCCAATTCGTGCGCCAGCGGCGTGGTCAGCAGGTCGTCCAGCTGCTTCCACACTTCCGGCCGCGCCGGGTCGCCGTAGATTTCCTGATGCGCCACCGTCCAGCATTCTTCGTCCCGGCCCCACCCATACAGGGACACGGCCAGCCGATTGTCCTGCACGTCGACGCCGGCCGTCACGGTCAGCACCCGCGCCGGCAGCACCTTCGGATCGTAGAACTCCGCGCGCGCCTGCAGCCCGTCCGCGCCGATCTTGGCGGAATATTCTTCCTCCCACGTCTCGCCCAGCACCGTATTGACCCAGCCTTTCAGCAGCGGCGCGTCGCCCTTCGCGGCCATGAACTCCGCGACGATACTGGCCCACGACTTCCAGCCCAGCGGACTGTACAGGCTCGACAGGTGGAACCCGGCTGTCCGACCGTCTCCCGGCGCCGTGGCTCGCCACTCGCCCCGCGATAGCATGTCCGTCTTGTGCCGTTCCTCGATCAGCGCGCCGCATTCCTCGCACACATAGGCCGCGGTCGTCGGGTCGTCGTCGGTCCATTTCAAGTTCGCCCAGCGCAGCCACTGCATATGCTCGCAATGCGGACACGGCACGAAATACCGCCGCTGGTCGCTGACGTTGAACTCGCGCTCGATGCGGCTCACGTCCTTGATGGTCGGCGTGCTACACAGGAATATCTTGCGCCGCGCGAACGTCGTGGTGCGGCGTTCGGCCAGAATGACCGGATCGCCTTCGCCGTCGACGTCGACCGGGAACGCGTCGACCTCGTCTAGGAACAGGTAACGCACCGGCATGGAACGCAGACCCACGGCACTGTTCGCCCCGGTCACCACCAGCACGCCGCCTTGAAACTCCTTGACCAGCTGCGTGTTTCCGCTGTCCCGCGACCGCGGGTCGGCGACCCTGTCACGCAGGACCGGCGTTTCTTCGATCATCGGCGCCAGCCGCTGCTTCGAAAACCGCTTCGCCGTGTCGACGGTCGGCTGCACCAGCATCATGGGGCCCGGTGCGTGGTGGATGACGAACCCCAGCCAGTTGTTGCCCGTCTCGGATTTGCCGACCTGCGCGCCGGCCATGAACACGACCCGCTGAACCGGCGACGATGGCGACAGGCAATCCAGAATGTCGCGCAGGTATGGCGTGCGGTCGGTGCGCCAGCGGCCCGGTTCCGCGGACGCCTTCTGCGACAGCATCCGGTGCGCGTCGGCCCACTCGCTGACCGTGTAGTCCGGGTCCGGCGTCAGACCGGCGACGAACGCCTGCCGGTACAGGAAAGCGCCGTCAGGTTGCACGGTCTGGCCCCAGCGCAGCGTCCAGTGCTTTCCTGATTTCCTCGACCATGCGTCGATGGATTTCGAACTGGTCGGACATGCCAGCCAGTTCCGCGGCCATGCGGTCCGGCAGGTTCAGCAGTCCGTCACGGATCATCCGCGCGACGCGGAACGCCTCACGCTTGACCGCTTCGGCTTCCACTAGCGTCCCGCTTTTCTGCTCGTACTCAAGACGCGCCAGTTCGGCTTGATAGGCTTCCTTCTTCGCCCGGCTGGCCGCGAACGTCGCGCCTTCCGGGTCGCCGTCATCCTGCGCCGCAGCTGCAGGCCGGCCCTTCGTCCGCTTGCCGCCGTGCGACGGATGGCTATTGGCCGACCACTGTGCGTCCGCCTTGTCGACGTCGACCACGACGTGCCCGGCCTCGTTGGTGCCGGCACAGTTTGCCAGCCGACCATCGGTCAGCGCCTTGCGGACAGCAGGCACCGTCACGCGTCGATGCGCGGCGTATTCCGCGATTGTTAGGTAGTTCCCCACGTGTCATTAGAGTGCATAACCAGTCCTGAACTGATTTTGCGGCCGGGATCAGGGACTTATCAATCCGTAACGCGGGATGGTGCGGGAGCTCCCGGTAAAACCATGTTGCGACGCTGCCACTAGTGTTTTATCGCGGTCGCGCGTGACC